GGCGCACGATGCCGTTTGCGTAGATCGTGCATTCGCCCGCCGCATTCAGCACGATGGGGTTGGTGTTCGCGGTCGTGCCGGTGCTCTCGCTCCATGTCGTGACAGGCGTGGTGGTTCCCGGCAGGTACGTGTTGATCGTGCCCGCTGCATAGGGAGCCCCGTTGGCATCGCAAAATTGCAATACAGGACTGGGAAGTAATGCAACCATGTGCGAATCCTATGACTGCGAAGGCGTAACGTCTATCCACGCGCCCTGCAGCGCCACGTTGTTCGGCGTGCTCCAGGTCAAGCGGAAGCATCTGTCCCGGGCGTAGCCCAGGCGTCGCCATTGCAGACTCGTATTGTAGGCGCCGAGCGCGCCCATCGACACGGGGACCGGATTGCCGAACGAATGTCCGCGGTCGTCGGACCAATCCAGGTAGATGTCGTCGGCATCGGGATCGGTCGTCAGGCCGGGCGCCGTGCCCGCGTCGAAGTCCGCCAGGAACTGCCGGTAGAACGCCCTCGAGCCGTTGTTCAGCAAATGCGGAAACCCGCGCAGCCGTTTGATCGGGCCGCCGAAATCCGTGTAAACATTCGGGTCCAGACAGTAAATGTTGCCGTTGGACCAGTCGCCGCAGACCACCAGTCCGTTGGCGAACGTGGCGCACATCGCACGGTGCCTGTGCTCCACGCCGAATGCGTCGATCCAGCAGAGTTCGTGCCACAGCTTTGTCGTGATGTCGTAGCACCAAGTCTTGTCGGCCGCGGGGAACGACAGGACATAATACGCGTGGCCGGCGAGCGAATAACAGAACCCGATGGCGTCTGAGATCAGCGGATACGTGCTCAGCTCATACTCGATGGCGTAGGTGCTGATGCGGGTGGCCTGGTAGCCGCCACCCTCAAGGATGATCCCCTGCCCGTAGCGGTCCTGCTGCAGCCAGTAGACCGCATTGTCGGTGCTCGCGAGCGAGTATTTGGCGCCGATACCGCGATCGACGAACACGCCGGGCACCCTCTGGAACGGGAACGACGAGGTGCTGGCGCCGCCGGTCGTCACGGTGCCGCTGCCGTCGTTGCCGTAGTCGTACCAGATCTCCGCCGATTTGGTGCCGAGCAGCCATACCTCCCGCTTGGCGACGATCAGGGTGACCAGCAGGTCCGACACGCTCGACAGGCCGGCGAAGTTCAGCGCGGTAAAGGTGACCGCTTCACTGTCCGACATATAGAACTGCGGCGTGCCGGGGCTGTTGAACAGGAAGAACGTGTCCAGATAGTCCACTTTGTCGGCGCCGACAAAAGTCCCCGTCGGGTCGCTGATCGCCGCATAGGCATTGCCCGCGAGGGTGATGGTCCAGCCGCCCGTCGTGCCGTCGACGACGACTAGCTGCAGCCCGTTATCGGCCATGCCGACAGGCGTCGTCAGGCTGTCCGTGATGGTGCCGAGCGCGGTCGCCACCCAAGCCGGGGAGATCGCATAGATGGTGCTGCCGCCGACGGCATAGACCTGTCCCGAAGTGCAGGTATGGATGCCGCGCACCGGCATCGTCGGCAATGTCAGCAGAGTCCGCAGCCCGGCCGCGGGGTAAAGTGCAGCAGGCGACGGGTCGCTCTCGGTTGCGCCGCTCTTGTAGCCGCCTTGCGTGACCGCTTGCGGCATTTCTTCACTATACAAGTTGAGCTGGCGCTGTGCCGCGGCAATGACTGATCGCGCCGAGTAAGCGCCGCCGAGCAACGACACGCGCGGCACCCTACCAGCTCCCGGTCTGGAAGTTGATGTCCACATCCGCCGACACGCTGCCGCCGGCGCTCCTGCCGGGCAGGCCGGGCGGCATGCCGAGCGTCGGGATCTGCGTGTTGGCGATGCGGATCGTGGCGATCGCCGCCGCCGCCTGAACGTTCAGCGACGGATCCGCCGCTAGCCCCATCACCGGACGCAGCAGCACCGCCAGCCCGAACATCAGCGCCTGCTGATACTCCGGCGGCAGCGCGATCGCCGTCGTCAGGTCGCCGAACAGCGGCACCGTGGCCTTGGTGAACACGTGCAGCTCGTAGCTCGCGGCCGGCGGCACCGGCCAGAAGTACAATTGCCCGACGGGCCACGCTGAATCGTAGAACAGCGCCCGCGGCACAGTCCCCATGGTCTTGAGGGTGATTTGATTATAGTCCTCACGCGCCGCGACGATGCCGAGCGGCGCATCGAGCGGCAGGCTGGTGGTGAGCCAGCGCACGAAGGCGCTGTCGATGCGATCCGGCCGGGCGACATTGAAGGCCTGGCCGGCGCCGATGGAATAGGACTGCGCGCCGGTCGATACCAGCACGGTCTCGGTCAGATCCCACACCAGCCAGCGCCGCCGCTGCCATTGCGCGACCAGCCCGTTCAGCAGGTTCAGCGCGACATACATCTCCTCGGCATAGATCGTGCTGCCGATGGTCAGGCCGGGGCCACAGCCGCCGCAGGAGCTGCCGGCCTGGAGCATCGCGAGGCGGATCAGGTCGCCCGGGGTGAACGGTGCGGTGGCGTATACGGGCAATTCAAACACCTGGGTGTTGCCGGTGAAGTAGGTCCACGCCGCGGCGGTGAATGTCTTCACCGTGGTCCAGACCGTGCCGTTGTCGGAGTACTGCACATCGAACATGCCGGGGCCGTTGCCGCCGTAGGCACTGGTGAGCGAATTGATGCGCACCTCCCCCACCGACACCGGGGAGCCGAAATCATAGGCCCACCATTGCGGATAGGCGGGATAGGCGGCACTCGACCACGGCAGCGCGACGCTTCCCGTCAACGAGGACGATGCGCTCGGCGTGCCGGAGCCGATCTGGTCCGCACCGCCGGGTGCTGCGGCCATCTGCACGAACGTCATGATCAGCGGGGTCTGGACATAGCCGCCATACGGCAGCAGGCCGATCGTATCGACGTTGATGCGCCAGTAGCGGTGCGTGGCCATCAGCCGCCGCTCTGCTGCGGCGCCGGCACCACATGCGAGAACACGCCACTGCGGCGGCTCGGCGAGACCTGCTGCGCCTGCGCCAGCTGCGCGCCCGAGCCGCCGATCGCCAGCAGCGCCTGCTGCGCCCGCGCCGAGACGGACGGGTCATCCGGCAGGCCGAACACCGGCCGCATGTCCTTCGCCAGGTTCCACACCAGGGCCGTGGTATATTGCAGCGGCAGGGTCAGCGGCGTCGTCAGTGCCGCGAACTGGCCGAGCGAGGCTTTCGCCTGGACATGCAGCTCATAGGTGCTCGGCGGGATCGGGTAGATGTAGAGCGTACCGGTCGCACCAGCACTCGCGTCGTAGAAATACGCCTCCGGTGCGCCGGGCTCGACCGCGGCCCGGTTGAACCCCTCCCGCGACGCGAACGGATAGAGGTAGGTGTCCACGTTCGGCGTTCCGATCAGCCGCGCATAGACGCTGTCGATGCGGTCGGGACGCTGGCCCGAGAACGCCAGGACGAAGGTGCCTGCCGCCCCCACGGTGTAGGACAGCGCCCCGGTGGACATCGCCACGGCTTCCACCAGGTCGTAGACCAGCCAGCGATTTAACTGCCACTCAGCCAGCAGCATGTTGAGGATCACCAGCCCGTCGTTGCTGTCGGTCGCGGACGGGGACTGGCCGATGCCGTTCACGCCGGCTGCGCGAAGCGCGAACGCGATCAGGTCTCCGGCGGTGGAAAGCGCCATGTCAGGCGCTCAAGACATACCGCCATTTGCCGGTCGTGCCGGCGCCGACAAATATCGCCGTCTTGCCCGCGGTCAGCAAAAACACGGCATTGATCGCCGCCGAGCCGATCTGCTGGCCGACGGTCGGATAGACACCGGCCGCGGCGGCGCCGTCATTGGACACGTAGATCGGGATGTCGGTCTGCCAGGGTGGGAGGATCACGCTGTCGCCGGAGGTCGCGACCGTGGTCAGCGAATTATAGCGCGTGGTGAGCTGCACACCCGTCGCCTGGGTGCCCGAGGGCGTTGCGACAATGCCCTCCGTCACCGAGGAGACGACGGGGAAGGCGAGCGCGAATGCGGTCAGAGCCATGGAAAATTCCTCTGCGGAAAAGCCGGGAACCGGGCCGGGACAGGTCGGGACAAGGCGCGACGCGGGTCGGGAATCGGGTCGGGACGCGCGATAGCAATCGGGGTGGGAACGGGCTCGGAAGGTGAACGGAATCCGAACCGCGATCAGTTCGCGGGCCGCTTAATTGGCAGCCAGACGCACCGCCAGCTGCGGGCGGATCGCCTGGTAGCCGTAGAGAATGTCCAGGCGGCACGGGAACAGGTCGTTGTTGACGTCGTACTGCCGCACCAGGCGCATGCTGATGCCATCCATGACCTTGCGCGCCGCCATGTCGACGCCGCCCGGCATCACCAGGTCCGCCGTGGCGAAGGTGAAGGCGTCCTTGGCGTAGGCGAGGCTGATGCCCGATGCCGTCGAGGCGGTGCCGGCAAAGGTCAGCAGCGCGCCCGACGCCGGTGCCGCGGAGACGTTCTGGGTGCCGCCGCTGATGCTGATCGCCGGAGAGATCTGCATCGTGCCGGCACCGCCCGCATAGGCCGCGGTGAGCACGAACTGCTGCAACGTCGCCGTGCTGGCCTTGGTCTCGGGATGCACCCGGTAGACGTTGGCGATGGTGAAGATGTCGCCCTGGTTCCCCGCACCCGTTCCGGTGCCTACGATCAGGCTCGCACCGGTCTGGTTGGCGCCGTTGACGACATAGGTCGCCGATTCCGCACCCCGGGTATACTGGTTGAGGAAGGTGTTCTCGGCGAACTCGAAGCCGCCGGTGTGGCCCATGACGCCGTCGCGATATTGCTCGGCGATCTCGGTCGAGGACTGGAACAGGCCCTTCAGCGAGTTCACCAGGTCGACGTTGTCCTGGGTGTTGAGGCGGATCAGCTTCTCACCGGACGGGGCCAGGTTATCGAGCAGGATCTTGCGCGCGCCGAGGACGTTCTGCAGGTTCTGCGCGGC